GTGCAATTAGATGCAATGTATAAAGTTGCCGAATTTATATTTGAGCCTCTTAGATTGTACGTAGGGGGTGCAATAAAGATTAATTCTTTCTTTAGAAGTCCAAAAGTTAATAAAGCTATTGGGGGAGTTTCTTCAAGTCAGCATTGTAAAGGACAGGCAATAGATATTGATGATGTATTTGATCATAAAACAAATGCAGAGATGTTTGAATACATTAGAGAAAATTTAGACTTTGATCAATTAATATGGGAATTTGGTGATTCTAATAATCCTAATTGGTTGCACGTTTCTTATGTTAGTAAAGCCGAAAACAGAAACAGAGTTCTTAGAGCAGTTAAAAGAAACGGAAGAACTAAATACGAATTATTTTAATGGATTTTAGCATTATACTTCTTTTGCCTAATGGCTTAAACCTAGGATTTAATTATTTTCCACCTAATGAGGATTTTAATTATGAGGAGTATAATATCTATTTATTATTTATACAATTAAAATGGAGATATTATGAGTAAGAAAAAATTTAAAGATACTACAGTAGGTAAATTACTTTTAGGAGCAGCAGGCGTTATTAATCCTACTTTAGGTAACTTGTTAGAGGGCGTTACTTCGCCTAAAGAAGCAATAGCAGAAATTGTTAAGTCTAATATAAGCCAAGATGACAAGATAAAACTACAACAACTAATATATGATCAACAAAATAAAGAGATGAATGAGATAAGTGCTAGGTGGAAAGCTGATACTATGTCTGATTCTTGGTTAAGTAAAAATGTACGTCCATTAGTATTAGTTTGGTGTATAGTTATATTTTCTTTTGCTGGAATATTAGATAGTATAGAAAACATTCCTTTTCATATAAACGATACTTGGAATGACACATTTGAAAAAATTATGATGTCTACGGTTTTAGCTTATTTTGGTGGCAGATCGAGTGAAAAAGCTATAGGTTTATTTAAAAAATAACCATATATATATATAGTAGTAATTATAATAAATTATTTAAATAATAATAAATATATAAATATATATATATATATATAAATACTTAAATTTATAAAAAATTTTTTTAATTTAAAAATAAAACTTTGAAAAAGCCTAAAAGAAAAACTATTATAAAAAAGCTAGATGCTATATTTAGTGAATACATAAGGCGAAAACACGCAGACGAAAATGGAATGGTAAAATGCTATACTTGTAATAAAAAGGCATATTGGAAAGGTGAGGGAATGCAAAACGGACATTTTATTTCTAGGAAATCTAGAATATTAAGATGGGATGAACGGAATTGCCGAAGCCAGTGTTATAGTTGTAATTGTCATTTTTACGGCCGACAATTTCTTTTTGCTCTTAATTTAAATAAAGAGTATGGATATAATATAGCAGAAGAATTGTTAATAGAAAGTAAAAAAATAATCAAACAAAGTGATTTAGATTTACTACTTTTGATAGATAAATACAAACAAAAAATAAATTCATTGTAATATTTTTTCCTTTGTTTTAAAGGGGTTTATTTCGGTAAGCCTCTTTTTTTTTATTAACAATAGTTGGTATTTAAAATATTTTTTGTAATTTTAATAAAATCAAATTATGAAAACACCAAACGAAGAACTTATAGAATTGTATTATAGACGAGTACAAGCTATGGAGTTTAAAATAAAACAATTACAAATACAATTAAATATAAATAATGAAAGGAAAAATAACGCATATAATTCCTAAAGGGGAATATACAAACGCATCAGGATCATATAATAAATATCAAGTTAGATTTGATGATGGCAAAGAATTTCAATTTTTAGCAAAAGGAAATTTTAAGAAAAATATTAATGATTTAGTTGAATATCAAATAACAAACGAAGAATATAAAACAGCTAAATTAGTATTTACTCCAATGCCAAAAATAAATAATAATAAAGATCAACTTATTATTCGTCAATCAATGGTAAAAGCAGCTTGTGAATTTCACAGTAGCAGACCACAATCTGACATACATACGGTGATCGCTGATAGTCAATTATTAATAGATTTTATAAACAAATAAAAATGAATAAAATGTCAATAAAAGGAAAAATACAACAAATATTAGAACTAGAAGAAAAAGGATCTTTTAAAGTAAGAAAATTAATCTTAGAAACGATAGAAAAATACCCACAAATAGTGGCTTTAGATTTTACAAATAATAACGTAGGACTACTAGACGATAGTATATGTAAAACAGGAAACACGGTAGAAGTCTTTTATAATGTAAGAGGTAGAGCTTGGGAAAATAAAGAAGGTAAAACTTTATATTTTATAAGCTTACAAGGATGGAAGGTAAAAAATTATTTAGAAGAAGTGCCAGTCGAAGTCCAATCACCTGATAGAGAAGATGATTTACCATTTTAATAATTTAGGGGATAAGGAAACTTATCCTCTTTTTTTATATATTTAAAGAATGCTTATAAATTATGACGAACATATAGACAAACTAAATGACTTCCGTAATGGTAAAGTCAAAGAAGCCTTAAAGCTTGGTAATAAAGAACTAGATGCTAGCTTCCGCTTTGTTGCTGGAAATATGAATTTTATATTGGGGCATAACAACGTTGGAAAGACACATTTTACATTTTATTTAATGTTACTTTATTCAATTAAGCATAATATTAAATGGTTAGTCTTTAGTTCGGAGAATGATCCTGTTCAACTTATTAAAAAACTTATTGAATTTTTAGAGGGAAAACCAATAAATAAAATAGAAGAAGCAGATTATGAGAAATCAAGAGATTTTGTATATAATCATTTTAAATTTATAGATATAAACAGACAATATACTTATAAAGAACTTTTAGACTTAGCAAAAAATATCAAAGAGGCTTGGGATTATGACGGATTATTAATTGATCCTATTAACTCATTAAGAAAAGATTTAACTAATACCAATGGCTACGAGTATAGCTATACACAATTAACTGAAATAAGACTTTTCTGTAAAAAATATAATGTATCAACTTGGATATGCGCACACGCTGTAACAGAATCTTTAAGAAGAAAACACAATCCAACTCACGAATTTGGTGGGCAAGTTCCGCCTCCTAGTTTAGGAGATTCAGAGGGTGGTGCCGTAAATGGAAACCGATCAGATGATTTTTTAATTATACATAGATATATTTCATCTCCTGATTCTTGGATGTATACCAGACTTTTTGTTGCTAAAGTAAAAGAAATTTCTCTCGGTTACAAACCAACAAGCCACGAGCAACCAATTTTATTTAGATCAATATTAAATAATGTAGGTTTTGAAATAGGTGGAATAAATTTAATTAAGTATAGAACTAAAAAACAATTAAAAATTGACAACCCTCGAAAAGCTAGCTAGCAAACATAACGATTGGATTAGAATAGTTAAATCATTTGGTTGCAATGGCAATCTTTGTGAAGACATTGTTCAAGAAGCATATTTAAAAATTCATACGTTACTTAATAAAGGACTTAATATAGATTATGCAGATTCCGATATTAATTATTTTTATATGTATAGAGTTTTAAAAAGTTTGTTTTTAGATTTATGTAGAAAAGAAGTTAAAATTCAAAAAGTAAATGTTGATTTTTTAGAAAAGTATGTAGAGCCTGAAAAAGAAACGAAGCATAAAGACATAACTGGTAAAATGCGAGAACTAAATACTTT